CAGCAGATATCAGATCCAAAGGCAAATTTTGAAGTTATTATGTCTTGTATCTCTTCTGAAACGGGTATTCCACAAAGAGTATTGATGGGAAGTGAGCGTGGAGAATTAGCAAGTTCACAAGATAGTAGTGAATGGAAAGATTATGTACAATCAAGAAGAGATGATTTTGCATCTCCTACCATTGTACGTCCCTTTGTTGATAGATTGATAGAATTAAAAATACTACCAAAACCTACTGATGGATATACTGTTAAATGGAATGATCTTTATTCATTAAGTGAGAAAGCAAGAGTTGAAATTGGTAAAGGAAGAGCAAATGCAATAAGGGAATATACGTATAGTCCAATGGCAATGGAAGTAATGCCACCAAATGCTTTCTTGGAATATTGTATGGGACTTACTCAGGAGCAGATTACATTAGTGCTTGCAATGAGAGACAAAATGATTACAGAAGAAGAATTGGATCAATCAATTATAGATGGAGTTAATCCTCCACCACCACCTGCTGCTGCAATTCCTACAGGTAAACCAATGCCAGCAAAGAAAGCAGCTCCAGTCAAAACAACTAAACCAGTCAAAGTATAGTAATGGAAACCATGGTAACCTATACTGAGACTTTTCGTAAAAATTATGATCCTACTCATACAACGGTGTTGCGTAATGCTTTTGCAAAAGCAATGAAAACTAGGTTTATGGAGATTACTAATGCTATTAAAAAAGGAGTTGATAATAATGATTGTTTTGGGTTGAAAGAGAAAATACATAATCTTCAAGTAACAACACCTACAGAAGGAGCTTTTGCATATCCATTAAGTCAGACAAAGGTAGAAGAGTTTATGAGGTGGTTGGAAAGACAAGTTAATGCTGGTTTGTTAACTGTTAGGGAGATGAATCAAATTGGAGCAAGTGCAAATTCTTATTGGACAAACTTATATTTGTTTGATTCTTATAAAAGGGGAGTAATGAGAGCCAGAGATGAGATGAGAAAAGCTGGAATGGACGTTCCTTCAATAGACGAATCTGGGGGAATAGATGTTATATTAGGCTTACCATTTCATTTAGATCGTTTAGGCTTAATCTATATCAGAGCATATAATGACTTAAAAGGAATAACTGATGTAATGAGTTCTCAAATAAGCAGGGTATTAGCGCAGGGAATAGCGGATGGTGATGGTCCAGCTTTGCTTGCTAAAAAACTTGTATCTACCATTAATGGTACAGGCATGGGTAATTTAGCAATCACTGATACATTAGGACGATTTATTCCAGCACAGCAAAGAGCTATATTATTAGCACGTACAGAAATAATAAGAGCACATCACCTTGCTACAATACAAGAATACCGGAATTGGGGTGTTCTAGGAATAACGGTAAAAGGAGAATGGAAAACAGCTGGTGATGATCGGGTTTGTGATGCTTGTGCTGCATTGGAAGGAAAAATATTTACATTGGATGAAATAGAAGGACTTATTCCACTTCACCCGTTATGTCGTTGTATAGCTCTTCCATACATTGAAGAATTAAAGAAATATGAACAATAAATTTATCATATTAGTTACTCAAAGGGATGCAGCTCCATTTATTAAGAGGTGCTTGGATTCTATTGTTTCACAAACATATAAGAACTATGAAGTAATTATAATGGATGATAATAGTACTGATGGAACGTGGGAAATAATACAAAAATATCCATTTCAAGCTATACACACTCCAAAGCAGAATTATCATATAAAGAATTTTATTGCTGGTATAAATGCTTATGCTACCAATAAAGAAGATATAATATGTTTTGTTAGTGGGGATGATTACTTGTTTTCTGATGATGTATTGGCTTATTTGAATAAAGTTTATCAGAAAGACATCTGGTTAACTTACGGCAGTTACAACACCACTTCAAATGGGAAAAAAGGCATATGTTGTGCTCCGGTGGTAGATACAAGAATATACCGTAAAAGTGGAGCATGGCATACTTCACATTTGGTAACCTGTAAAAAGAAATTATGGGATAAAATTGATAATAAGGATTTACGATATAAGAATGGAGAATATCCAAACAATTCGTTTGATAATGCTATGATGTATCCAATGGTGGAAATGGCAGGATTGAAGCATATACAATATATTGAAAAAATATTATACGCTTATAATGATCAGAATCCCATTGCAGCCATTCATTTTAAGGAAGATCCAAAGGCCTGCATGAGGGAACGAGAATATTGGATTAAGAAAGATTCTTATCAAGAATTAATAGAGTTATGATACAAATTGATAATATACAATGTTTAGTTGGGAATCATGTCCCTCCATATCTTTATGGTAATAACTTTATACCAGGGGAAACACTTATTCCTTATTCAGGACCTTATTGGGATGATAAAGAAGTCAAGGCTGCTATTGATGCTTTCTTAAATGGTAAATGGATTACCGCTGGTGAAAATGTACATAACTTTGAATTAGAATTTAGTAAGAAATTTGATGTTAAGTATTCATTGATGGTTAATTCCGGTTCATCTGCTAATTTGGTTATGATTACTGCTTTAAAGAAATACTTTAATTGGCAGGATGATGATGAAATAATTGTTTCCCCAGTTGGGTTCCCTACAACAATATCTGTATTATGTCAGAATAGACTTAAACCAGTGTTTGTAGATATTGAATGGAATACATTAAATTTTGATTTGAATCAAATTGAAGATAAAATAACAGGGAAGACAAAGGCTATATTTTTATCACCTGTGCTTGGTAATCCTCCAGATATGGATCAGTTGAGTTATATTTGTTCCAAGTATGATATTCAATTAATTGGTGATAATTGTGATAGCCTTGGTTCAAAATGGGATGGTAAATATTTAACTGAAGGTTGTATTGCTTTCTCAAATTCATTTTATCCATCACATCACATATCCACTGGTGAAGGTGGAATGATTTGCACTGATAATTTAATGTTAATGAAGATAATGATTAGCATTGCTTGGTGGGGTCGAGATTGTACTTGTGTGGGAGTGGATAATATGTTGAAAGATGGTTCTTGTGGAAACCGATTTGATAAATGGTTAGAGAATTATGATGGAATTGTGGATCACAAATACATATTTTCCAATATGGGGTATAATCTTAAACCACTTGATTTACAAGGAGCCATTGGATTAGTGCAGTTGGAAAAGTTTGGAGCTATTGCTAGTTATAGAAAATTGGCAAAAGCAATAATTGAAAGAATTGTAATTGAAAATACAAATGGAGTTGTTGGTGTTTATACATATAAGAATGCAGATGTTTGTTGGTTTGGCACTCCATTCATTTGTATTGATAAGAAAGTAAAACAAGCATTAGTTCAGCACTTTGAAAAGAATAAGATACAGACTCGTAATTACTTTGCAGGGAATATTTTATTACACCCTGGATATGGTTACTTGGATGATTATAAAAAGTACCCTGGAGCAAATGCAGTTTTAGATACTGTATTTTTTCTTGGTTGTGCACCTCATTATACTGATCCTGTATTTGAATATATAGAACAAGTTGTAAAAAAGTTTTAATATGACTGATTATAAATCAGAGGTTATCCAAATTTTGGATAAATATAAATGTAAAAGTCCAGCGGATGAGTGGCGAGCTATTCCTATTCAAAGTGAAAAAGGAATCATTGGATTTTTAAAACCTGTGACATTTTCTTATAAATTGATTTGTCCTAAATATATTCATTTGGTTTGTTTATGGAGAATGGAAAATCCTATTGGATTTGCAAATACATTTCAAGGTTCTATACAGAAGACAGAATATTGGTTTGATAATGTATTACTGCCAAGGGAAGATCGAATTTTATTCTTTGTTTATTCATTTTTAAAAAGTGATCCTATTGGTCATTTAGGATTATCCAGTTTTAATTTTGAGAAAAAATCTTGTGAAATAGATAATGTGGTTCGTGGTAAGAAGGATGAAAAAGGATTAATGACATTAGCCACCCAAACTCTTATTTCGTGGGCAAAGAGAACATTATTAGTAACAGATATTTATTTACGAGTATTATCTGATAATAATCATGCAATTACATTTTATCAAAGACTTGGATTTGAAAGACAACGAAATATTCCTTTATATAAGGTAGAAACACCTGACATTACTGAATGGGTTGAGGATCATAATAATGAAATGAATGGAGTCAAACCTGATCGTTATTATACTTATATGAAATTATGCAAGTAG